TGTCGAGGTATGGGTAAAACCAGAAAGATGAAAAAAGGCGGTACTGTAAAAGATGCTTGTTATCGTAAAGTAAAAGCTAGCTACAAAGTCTTTCCTAGTGCTTATGCTTCAGGTGCTATTGCTAAATGTAGAAAGAAAAGAGGCGGAGGCAAGTAGTGGCAGTTAGAAAGACCAAAAAAGGTCTAGCCCTAAAACGATGGTTTAAAGAAGACTGGAAAGATGTAAGAACTGGCAAAGCCTGTGGTAGAAAAAAAGGGGAGAAACGTGGCACTCCTTATTGCAGACCTAGTAAACGAGTATCTAGTAAAACTCCAAAAACATCTGGAGAAATGACAGCCGCTGAAAAGAAATCAAGAATAGCACAAAAGAAAAGATTAGGACAACCAGCAGGTAGCCCACGTAGAGTTGCCTCATTAAGAAGAAGGAAAAAGAAAACATAATGGAAAAGGAGAAAGTATGGCAAAAGGTGTACCGCATTATTTTAGAGATGGGCGAGAACATAAAGGAGGAGTGCATAAGATGCCTGATGGTAAGCTACATTCAGGTAAAACACACGGTAAGACAAGCAAAAGGTTATATCATCTTAAAGAACTCCCTAAAACTACTCAAGAAAAAATTAGGAAGCGCAAAAAGAAAAGTTAAATACGTTTGCTGTAAAGTTAGGGAGGATAAAACAGATACATCATGCAAGTGCGAGGAAAAGAAAAAGTAGTTTGTAGTAAATGTGGGGAGTCTAAGAAGTTAGAAGATTATCCATATCGTAAGGAAACAAATAAACATCGTCCATATTGTAAAGAATGTAAGAACAAGGAAGGTCGTGAATGGTATCAAAAAGGACGCAACGCAGAGAAAACTAAGGCTCAAGTGCGTAAGTACAAAAGAGATAATAAAGATAAACTCCGTTGCTCTAGACATAATATTGATACAAACATCCTTTATAATATGTTGGATAAACAACATTATAAGTGTAAAATATGTGGTATAGAAGGAACTATAAAAACTTTATTTATAGACCATGACCACAGCACAGGTAAAGTAAGAGGTTTACTCTGTCATTACTGTAACACAGGGTTAGGTTTTTTTAAAGATAGTACAAGTAGTTTAAAAAGTGCGATTAAATATTTAAAGGCAGATTATGGCAACTAGTGGAACAGCAACATTCAATCCAGAAATAGTAGAGATTGTAGAAGATGCGTATGAAAGATGTGGACTAGAATTACGTAGTGGATATGATTTAAAAACAGCAAGACGTAGTCTAGATATTATGGCTGCTGAGTGGTCTAATAAAGGTATTAATTTGTGGACAGTTGAATCTGGCACAGTTGCACTAACTACAGGAACAGCTACTTATACTTTACCAGCAGATACGATTGATTTATTAGAAACAGTTATAAGGACTGGGAGTGGTTCCAACCAACAAGATTTATCTATTAACCGAATTTCAGTTTCAACATATGCAACCATACCAAACAAAAACAACCAAGGGAGACCAATACAAATCTATGTCGATAGGCAAGCCACACCAAAAGTTAATGTCTGGCCAACACCAGACTCGTCCGCAACTTATACGTTGGTTTACTGGAGGCTTAGAAGAATTGAAGATGCAGGTCGTGCTGGTAGTAATACTTATGATGTGCCTTCACGTTTCCTTCCTTGCCTTGTTGCTGGACTTGCTTATCATATCGCCATTAAGCGCCCTGAAGTTGGACTTGACAGGGTTACGTTCCTTAAAGCAGCGTATGATGAACAGTTTACTCTCGCTGCAGATGAAGATAGAGACAAATCATCAATCAATTTTGCACCGAACATTACCTCATAAGGAGACTAATATGAAAGATAAAACAACATACCAACAACCAAAACCTGTTCCAGTTCCAGACTTTGCAGGGTACCCAGATAAGACTGCTAATACACAGACTAACAAAATGAAGGGTTCAGGCGCTGCAACTAAAGGGACAGGGTTTTCTAAAAGAACTGCTTAATGACTCAGTTTGCTAGTGGTAAACTCGCATTTGGGTTTTGCGATATTTGTGGTTTTAGGTATAATTTAAATGAGTTAAAAGAATTAACTAGAAGGAATAAATTAGTTAATATTAGGGCTTGTCCTGAATGTTGGGGCCCTGACCACCCACAAAATAATTTGGGTAGCTTTCCTGTTGATGACCCACAGGCACTTAGAGACCCAAGACCTACTGGCGCTACATCAGGTAGGGGGTTATTTGGTTATGACCCTGTACTAGGACAAAAAGTAAATATGGCTGTAGGTAAAGTAACTGTAAGGATAGGATAATGAATTATACCCAACTGGTACAAGCGATAAAAGATTATACAGAAAGTACTGAGACGTCTTTCGTCAGTCATATTAATGAATTTATACAACAAGCAGAAAAGAAAATTTATAACGAAGTACAACTTCCTTATTTAAGAAAGAATGTAACAGGTAATACAACATCAGGAAATAAGTATGTACAAACTCCTTCTGATTTTTTAGCAGTATATTCTATGGCTATTATTGATAGTAGTAGCGATCAACATTTTTTATTAAATAAAGACGTTAACTTTATTAGAGAAGCGTATGCAAATGCATCGACTCAAGCGCAACCAAAATACTATGCGCTTTTTGACCATAACACTTTTATTTTAGGCCCAACGCCTAATAGTGCTTATGATGTAGAATTACATTATTACTACTACCCAACATCTATTGTAACTGCTTCAACTACATGGTTGGGAGATAATTATGAACAGGCTTTATTGTATGCGTGTTTAGTTCAAGCGTATACGTATTTAAAAGGAGACCCTGATTTGATGGTTAATTATGAAAAACAATATCAGGAAAATATGGTTCAACTTAAAATGCTTGGTGATGGAAAAGATAGGCGTGATGCTTATCGTTCTGGACAAGTTAGATACGAGGTTAAATAATGCAAAGTGCTTTACTTGATACATTAGTTGGAGAAGCAAAAGTTATATCAACACAGGGTCGTGGTATGACTCCTGAAGAAATTGCTGATCTAGCGTTAGATAAAATTTTACATGTAGCAGATACAGCTCACCCTGCACTCAAAGAACAAGCTAGAGCATTTAAAGAAGATTTAAGAAAGATATTAGTGTTGTATATGAAACAAGCCATTAAAAGTGACCGTACAACATTATTTAATAAACTGAAAGACGCTGGGCTAACAAATGCAGCGAACATCATTACAAAGATATAGGAGTTTTTATGGCTATCACACAAGCAGTTGCTACATCATTTAAAAAACAGTTACTAGAAGGGGCGCATGATTTTCGCTCTGGTGGTGACACAATTAAAATAGCACTTTATACAAGTTCGGCATCTCTCGATGCATCAACTACAGCTTATACTACAAGTAACGAAACATCAGGTACAGGTTATAGTGCAGGGGGTCAAGAGCTAACTAAAGTTGCACCAACATCATCAGGTACTACAGCGTTTATTGATTTTGCTGATGAGACTTTTTCTACAGCTACAATTACAGCAAGAGGTGCGTTAATTTACAATACAACGCCAACACATACATACACTAACCCTGCTATAGTTGTATTAGATTTTGGTGGAGATAAAACTTCTACCGCAGGGGATTTTACAATCATCTTTCCAACTGCTGATGCATCAAGCGCAATTTTAAGGTTAGCATAAATGGCTTTAGTATTTAAGGATAGAGTACGAGAAACGACAACAACGACTGGCACGGGTACAATTACTCTTGCTGGCGCTGTAACAGGTTTTGATGCTTTTTCCGAGATAGGTGATGGCAACACCACCTATTATGCTATTGTTCATCGTTCTGCTAATGAGTGGGAAGTTGGTACAGGAACATATACTGCATCAGGTACAACACTAGCTAGAACAACAGTTTTAGCGTCATCAAATTCAGGTTCAGCTACAGACTTTGCTGCGGGAACAAAAGATGTTTTTACAACCTACCCAGCAGGTAAAGCAGTTGATACAACGAAAGCTGAAGAAACAGCAATTCAGTTTGCAATAGCATTAGGATAATATTATGGCATTTAAATCTAAAACATCATCAAGCATTGGTACAAGTGGTTCTGCTACAACAGTTACAGATACAGTAGCGGCATCTACAACACATACAATTATTGGTTTATCTTTATCAAATAAAACAACTTCTAATATTACTGTTACTGCTTCAATTACTAAAAACTCAGGAACATTAACCTTCCTTGTTAAAGATGCAACAGTTCTTCCAGGGGGTGCATTAGTTGTAATTGGTGGAGATCAAAAATTAGTTTTAGAAGCAGGTGATGTTGTTCAAGCATATTCAAGTGCATCAACTTCTGCTGATGCTGTAGTTAGTTATTTAGTATAGGAGATTAGATGGCAACTATAGGTAACGCACCAGTCTTTCCAACACGAAGTGTTCTACCAGGTAATTTAACTGTTACAGGAACTAGTGCGACTGTAAATGGAAATGAAGTAAGAACTGTAGGAACAAGTGGGGCTATTATTCAAGTGAAACAAAGTGTTGAACAGACTAGAATATCCTTTGGTACATCTTTAGCTAATGCTCTTACTTGTTCTATAACTCCATCATCTACATCAAATAAAATTTTAGTAAAATGTGAATTAATTTGGGGAAGATCGCAAGATGATTATGGTGCTTTTTGGTTTTATCGAGATGATGTTCTTATTAGCGGAGCTACAGCAACAAGTGGAACTGGTAATATGGTAAATGCAGCTGGACAAATTTCTAATAGAGGAAATAATGCTAGTGATGTGTATTTTCAACAAGCTGGAGCAGCCTCTTTTTTAGATTCTCCATCAACGACATCTTCAACAACTTATCAGATAAAAGCTAAATGCACTTATGGATCAAATATATTCTTAAATTCATCTTCCAATCAAAATAATGCTGGTCATACTATTCATGGAATTTCTTCACTTACACTTATGGAGGTAGTAGCCTAATGGTAGATATTGTTGATGCTTTAAGAAGTTTAAGACCTGGTGCAGGTTATGTAGTTAGAGGTAATGAGTTAGAGTGGTTAGACACAAACCAAACTCGACCAACAGACGCAGAAATAAATGCAGAAGTAACAAGACTTCAAGCAGAATATGATGCTAATAAATATCAAAGAGATAGGGTATACCCATCAATACAAGATCAACTCGATATGCAATATTGGGATAAAGTAAATGGAACAACAACTTGGCAAGATGCGATTGCTAAAGTTAAAGCAGATACACCAAAGCCAGGAGAGTAAATGAGTTATATAGGAAACGCACCAGGAGTTGCATCACAAAGATTAGTTTACGATTTTACAGCTACAGCAGCGCAGACGACTTTTACGTTAACTAATGCTTATACTGTAGGGTATGTTGATGTTTATTTAAATGGTGTAAAGTTAGTTGTTGATGATGATTTTACTGCAACAAATGGTACAACTGTAGTTCTAGGTACGGGTGCAACAGCAGGCGATAGTGTCAGTATAATTGCATACATACCTAGAGGTTTAGTTTTAGATAATGGAGCTGTAGGCGGAACAGGAAATTATGTGTTCTGGGAAAATGACACGGTGGTTAGCGCAGACTATACAATAACGTCAGGGAAGAATGCTGGTTCATTTGGCCCTATCACGATAAATAGCGGCATAACCGTCACCATACCTGCAACTTCCACGTGGACTATAGTATAGGAGATTAGATGACGACAATAACATCAACAGGTATAACAACAACTAATTTAACTGGAACTAATTTATCAGTTGGGGGGTCTAGTTTTACATCTACAGATTTAGGTGGAACAATTCAACAGGTAACTCAAACTGTTTTAACAGGTACATATTCTGCAACTTCTAATACATCAGAGGTTATAGTTACAGGTGTTGCTGCGTCAATTACGCCAACGAGTTCATCTAATAAAGTTCTATTAATGTTTTGCTGTATGTTTGGAAATCACATTACAACTTATGGTGGTTATTTTAAAAGAGGGTCAACTATAATAGGTGTTGGTGATGCCGCTAGTTCAAGGCAACAAGTAGGTATGGGTTTAGGTTATAACGGAGATGCTAATCAATCTAATCAAGCTAGTTTTATTTTTTTAGATTCTCCAGCAACAACAAGCGCTACTACATATCAACTATATCTTAAAAATGATAATACTGTTACTTGTTTTTTTAACAGAAGTCCAAATGACCAAAATAATAATGTTGGTAAAAGAGGTATTACCACAATAACATTATGGGAGATTAAGCCATGAGTTTTAATCATAAAGCTGCATATGCATTATATTCAAATGTAAAGTCATGCAATGATGATGGTTGTTATGATGCTAATGGAAATAAAGTAGAAGTAGATATGGATGCTATTAATTCTTGGGTAGACCCTGATGCATATAAAATTAGTAGGGAGATGGAGTATCCACCCTTGCAAGAACAATTAGATGATATTTATCATAATGGGATTGATGGTTGGAAATCTACAATAAAAGCTATCAAAGATAAATACCCAAAGTCAGGAGGATAAGTGAGTAAAATTCGTTTAACACCAAACGCAAGTGGAACAGGAACAGTAACTCTGACTGTGCCTTCTACATCGACTGATAGGACACTTACTCTACCTGATACGACTGGAACTATTTTAGACAATAGCAATAATACATTTTTTGCTACTGATTTTTGGAGACTTACAGCAAATGTAACAGCTACAACTGGAGGTATGATAATAACAAGTAATTTAGCTAGAGCTGGTGCAAATTATGGAATTGTTGGCACAGGAATGACTGAATCTAGTGGTGTATTTACTTTTCCATCAACAGGTGTTTGGAGAGTTTGTTCAAAAGTAATGATGGAACGATATGTAACTAATAGTATAATTCAAAGTCGTATTTGGACTACAAGTGATGGTGGCACAACTAATTTTAGAGAATCTTCAGAGGGCTGGACTGCTGGTGACGATAACTTAACAATTTTTTGTGAAACACATTTTGATGTTACAGACACATCTTTATGCACAGTTAAATTTGGGTGTCAAGCTTATACTGCAAACCAAACCATGAAAGGTGATACTACAGAAAATAGGACTTGTTTTTTCTTCCAAAGATTAGGAGATACATAATATGACAAGAGCAAGAAGTTTAGCTGACAAAGCGATAGGTCAAAGAGCAGACCAATGGTATTTAAATGCTGACCATACTGGAAATGCCACAATAACAGCTTGGGCGCAAGGTAGTTCGACTACAGGTGGTGGAAGTATAGGAACAGGTCTAACAGAATCTAGTGGTATATTTACCTTTCCAGTAACAGGAATCTGGAATATTAAAACTGTTTTTTATCTTAATGCTACCTTTACTGATAATGACTGGATGTTTATAAATATACAAACATCAAATGATAATTTTAGTACAACTAATGCTTCTAGTGTTGCTGGAGCGCATACTGTTGAAGATGAGGGCTGGCAAGGACAAATTAGACATGATTTTCTTTTTGATGTTACAGACGCTTCTAACGATAAAGTTAGGTTTGTATCATCAAGTTTTAGTGGCTCAAATAAAATCGTAGGTTTTACAAGTGGAACTATGTATACATGGATTAATTTTATACGACTAGGAGATACATAATATGGATAGTGTGGATAGAGATTTTTTTCAAAAAGCATTAAAGAATTTAAGAATTGATACACCTAATTGGTATGGGTGGGCAGAAACCGATTCAAGTGGAAACAGAATCCCTGATAAAGATAAAATGTGTTATGAACATACAATAGTTATTCAAGATGGAGTAACCAAGCCAACACAAGCAGAAGTTGATGCAGAAGTTAAAAGACTTAAAGATGAACATAATGCAAGTCAATACAAACGAGATAGAAAGGTGATGTATCCAGATATTGGTGACCAGCTAGATGATTTGTATAAAGCTGGTGCGTTTTCAGATGACATGACAGCAAAAATAAAAGCGGTAAAAGATAAATATCCAAAGGGCTAGAAAATGAGTACACTTAGAGTAGAAGCACTAGAACAAC